GCAAGACCACCAAGGAGGTCAACTGCCGAACGTGCGCCCATGCCACGCCACTATCTGACAGCACTTGGCATTGCGCCAAATGGGACGACGTGATCCCGCCAGACGCGCAACACACCGGCTGCGAGAGCCATGCCCTTCATCCCGACTTGGTGCCCTGGCAGATTGTGGACAGCCCGAAGGAATGGGTTGCCAAGTACCGCATCGGCGCCAAAGAAGTCATGAACGGCGAGCCGGCTGCCGACGTGTTCGGCTCCAAAGAACTGCTGGCCAACACCGCCGCCTGCGTGGATGCTGACCCGCAGGTCATGGCCCTGCGCGAGCACTGGAATGGCCGCATATGCTGAGAGAGTACCAACAACGCGCCATCGACCAGCTTTACGCCTGGCTGGAGGCCGGCAACCCTGGCAATCCCTGCCTGGTGCTGCCTACCGGCTCGGGCAAAAGCCACATCGTTGCAGCCCTGTGCAAAAACGCCGTGCAGAACTGGCCAGAAACTCGCATCCTGATGCTGACGCACGTCAAGGAGTTGATTGTGCAGAACGCCGAGAAGATGCGCCAGCATTGGCCAGGGGCGCCGATGGGCATCTACAGCGCCAGCTTGGGCCGGCGCGAGTTGGGCGAGCCCATCACCTTTGCCGGCATCCAATCCATCAGCAAAAAAGCGGATCGAATTGGACACATTGATCTAGTCATCATTGACGAAGCTCATTTAGTGAGCCATCAAGATGAAGGCGGCTATCGGATGTTGCTGGCAGACCTGTTAAAAATCAATCCATCGCTCCGGGTGATAGGCTTGACCGCCACCCCGTACCGCCTTGGACACGGCATGATTACCGACAAGCCGGCCATCTTCGACGCCTTGATCGACGGCGTGAGCATCGAGGAGTTGATCTACAAGGGGTTCCTGTCTACCTTGCGCTCCAAAGTCACCCGGTCGCGGCTGGACGCCTCCAATGTCAAGAAGCGCGGGGGCGAGTACATTGAGGCCGAATTGCAAGCGGCCGTGGACACCAACGAGCAAAATGAGGCTGTCGTGCAAGAGGTCATTGAGCTTGCTGGAGAAAGAAAAGCCTGGCTTTTTTTCTGCACGGGCATCGACCATGCCGAGCACATTGCTGCGGTCTTGCTGTCCAAAGGGATCGCGGCCGCTTGCGTCACCGGCAACACGCCGCAAAAAGAGCGCCAGCAGATGCTGGATGATTTCCGGGCAGGCAAGCTCAAAGCTCTGACGAACGCCAACGTGCTGACCACCGGGTTTGACTACCCGGACATCGACCTGATCGCCATGTTGCGGCCAACCATGAGCCCTGGGCTTTATGTGCAGATGGCCGGCCGAGGCCTGCGACCCAAGTCCCACACCGATCACTGCTTGGTGCTGGACTTTGCCGGCGTGGTGCAGACACATGGGCCAATCACCAACGTGAAAACGCCAAGCAAGGGTAGCCAGGGCGATGGAGAGGCGCCTGTGAAGGTCTGTGACAACTGCGGCGAACTGTGCGCCATATCGGTGTCTGCGTGCCCTGCCTGCGGCACCGCTTTCCCCGCCAAAGAGCCGGCAGTCTTGGCCTTGCGTCATGACGACATCATGGGGATAGAGGGCACGGACATGGCGGTGAAAAGCTGGGAGTGGCGCGTTCACGAAAGCCGCGCCAGTGGCAAACAGATGCTGGCCGTGACCTATTACGGGGTGCTGAGTGACACGCCAATCACCGAGTACCTGACGGTCTTGCACGACGGCTACGCAGCAGAAAAGGCCATGCGGCTCTTGCTGACAATGGCGCGAGAAGGAGGTGCATCATTGCTGAACGTGGAAGGGCTCGATAACATGGTCAAAGTCATGAATGAGGCCCAGCCACCTCAGTTGATTGAGTTCAAAAAAGACGGAAAATTTTATCGTGTACTTCACAGGAGTTGGACTTGAGACATGCAAAGCCAGAGGTCGTTAAGGCTTACGACATCATCGTGGAGGCTTATCACCAGGGTCCACCAAAGTGTTGCCATACCTGTTTGCACTATGGCAGTGATGGCATCTGCGTGGCCTTTTTTATGACGCCGCCCGAGGACTTTGCCGCCGCCGTGGACCAGTGCGCCGATTGGGAAATGGACGTTCCATTTTGAGCGCCGACAAAATCCCAACCGAGCATTACGAGCAAGGCCAGGTCGTGCAATGGTTTCGGCGTCAATATCCTGGCGTGCTCATCCACTCCATCCCCAACGGAGGCGCCAGGAGAATGGCTACGGCGGCCGCGCTCAAGGTCGAGGGCACCGTGAAGGGAATTCCCGATCTGTTCATCCCGGCCTGGCGGCTATGGATAGAGATGAAGCGCCAGAAAGGTGGCGTCTTGAGCCCTGAACAGAAGGAAATCATTGAGTATCTGAAAAGTGTGCAGTATTGTGTTATAGTGGGAAAAGGTGCTGAGGATGCACAACAGCAAATCAGCGCCTTTTATGCAACTCTTCAACCTTCATAGGACAAAAAAATGGCAAATCGTATTTACCTGGTCAAGAACAAGAACACGGGCGTGGAACGACTGATCCGCGCTGTCAGCCGAGTCGAGGCCGTGCGTTTTGTGGCACGCACCAGCCTGGAAGCCAACGCAGCCAGCCAAGAAGACTTGGTGCGCCTGGTGGCCGCCGGCACTCAGATCGAAGACAGCAAGGTGCTGCTTGGAAATGATGATGAAAACTCCGACCAAGAGTAAAGAAATCAAAGAGCACTTCATGACCATCAGGATGCCCCTGTCGGTCATGGAGCAGCTTCGGCGGCAGGCCGATGCCAACACCCGCACGGTGTCTGGCCAGGCTCTGCTTTACATCAAACACGGTCTCGAAAAGAAATTATGAGAACAGTCTTGGCCGCCACTTATGCGTTCGCGTTGATAGTGGTGTGCCTCGATGTTTTTGTTTGGAGAGCAACATGAAAAAACAAGATTGGCAACGGCTTTACTACGCCTGCGGCTGGGCCGAATACCTGGTCGTCACGGCCATCGTAACCCTGGCAATGGCAGCTATTGGTTTCGTGTTGGGATATTTGTCATGATGCCCCACATTCACGACCTGTCCAAGTACAAGGACAAATGGCAGCGCGACCTGACGCGCGCTGTGATGATTGTGTTGGCGGCATTAATTTTGCCTTGGGCGGTGGCTGGAATTATTTGGAGTTTGATATGGTCACACTAAGACAAGCCGCGCAGCAGGCGCTGGAGGCGTTGGAAATATCGGCAGTTACTGTGGACAGCTTCCGCGTTCAAAAAGCAACGCAAGAAGCTATCACTGCCCTACGCAACGCACTGGAGCAGCCAGAGCAGGAGCCTACCTGCCCCGAGTGTAAAGCCGCCGTACTTTATGAGTGCGTGGCTTGCAGCAGCAACAACTATACATCTAAACCACAGCAGGAGCCGGTGGCGTCTGAATACATTGGATTGCCGGTTGCTTATCAGTACGCCTATCCCGATGGGACTTGGCGATTTTCATTTGGCGATGAAATAGACGGATGTAAACCAATTGCATCACGCGCCGTGTACGCAAGAAAGGATGGAAAGTAATGGACATTTTAAAACGCATTGACCAAGCGCAGCAGTTTTGCAAGTTTTATGCGGATGGTGCTTATTCCGTTGAAACTGAAAAATGGAATCATCATGTCAATCCTGAATTTATTGAGGACATTCGCCAGTACATTGAATCACTGCAACTCAAGCTGATGTACCTTCAAACTCAACAAGCACACAAGGCTGTATGCAAAAGCGAATCCTACGACATGATTGATCGCTTTCTACGCAATAACCTGTATGACGATGACTATGATTCATACTCAGAGGCTTTACACGAAGTTGCCACCACCCCACCCGCAGCGCAGCCAGAACAGCGCAAGCCGCTGACGGATGAGCAGATAAAGACGGCACTGCGTCTGAAGTCGTGCGAAGGCTATCGTTCTCTTGTGCGTCGAATCGAAGCCGCCCACGGCATTAAGGAGGGGGCATGACTGATCTGAGACAAGTGGCAATGCAGGCGTTGGAGGCGTTGGAAAATGAGCCCAGGTACACGCACATCGTAGAAGCCATTGCCGCCCTACGCGCCGCGCTGAAGCAGCCAGAGCAGGAGCCGGATCGCCGAGTCTTACAAGCCGCAGACACCCACCCCGCGCCGTGTGCCCGGCACTGCGAAGCCAAAGCATTCGAGATTGAGATTCGCAGTTTGAACTCAAGGCTAAAGCAGCAGCCAGAGCAGGAGCCGGTGGCTCAACAATACGCAAAACTGGCGCAACACTGCACGATGCTTGAACAAAAGCTTGCACAGTTAGAGCAGCGCAAGCCGCTGACCGCAAGCGAAATCCTGAACATGATGCCGAGCAGCATCCCTGCCGAACACGATGGCGCATTGATGGAGTTTGCCCGTGCCGTCGAAGCCGCAACACAGCCACAGCCAGAGCCGAGGCCGGTAGGCTGCGAATGCCATCGCTGTATCAAGGAGCACGACCTGCGCATGCCGGGAAGACAATACCCTTTGAATGCGACAAAAATGATCCTGTGCCCAATGTGCGGCAACAAACGATGCCCCAAGGCCAGCGACCATCGCCTAGATTGCACCGACAGTAACGAGTCGGGCCAGCCGGGGAGCGTCTACACAAACCCACCCCCAAAACCATGAACGTCTGGCCCTTCCCCACCCAACTGCCACCAGCGCAACCGGCCAAACCCATCCCGGTGAACCCGGCAAACTACGAGGACGCACCGTGGTAGATCAACACGACATGATCGCAGAGAGCGAGGAGTTTGAGCGCATCGAGCGGGAGCAAAAATACCGGATTGACAGCACCCGCGCAGCGGCGGTGGCAATCGATTATTACTGGCTGCCCATTGATGAGAACACGCCGACCAGCGTCAAGGTCTTGTTGCTGGGACGGTCAGGCGTGGCCACGCTTGGGCATTACGAGCGCCGGCCAGGCGAGACACAGTTCTGGACGCATTGGGCGCCGTTGCCCAAGAAACGACCATGACCCCAAACATCAAAGTCATTCTGGAGCAGTGCATTGAAACCGGCATTGCAAGGGGCATCCGCCGGGCACATAAGCATACGGACAATCCAGGCATTGATGTGTTGACGCATGAAATCGACAAATTGATCTGGGAGGAAATTCACACCTACTTTGATTTTCCGCCCTGTAACGATGCTGTCACTTAAAATGTATAGCATTGCGCAACTCTGAGGGTCAAATATGGACGCATCTCTGCTGGATTATTGCGACACAGATCGACAAAAGGAAATGTTGACGGCCTATCTTGAACATGGAAGTCACAACAAAGCCGCCGTGGCGTTGGGCATCAATCTGCGAACGTTGCAACGAGCAATCAAAAGCATTGAGTTGAAGGCCGCCAAGAAAGGTTTTAGCCCGGCTCACGACATGACCCGTACTGTCCCGGAGGGCTTCCAGGTCAAGGGAGTCAGCACCTACTACAACAAGGAAGGCAAACCCACCGGCCAATGGGTCAAATCCAAGATCGACGATGAACTACAAGAAGAGTTCCGCCGGGCCGCGATGGAAGCGATGGGCGCTGAACTGCCCCGGCTGCCGAGCTTGGTGCTATCCAACCTTGCCCCGCTCAACACCGATCTGTGCAATGTCTACACGCTGACGGACAGCCACGTCGGGATGCTGGCCTGGCACAAAGAAGGTGGCGCCGATTGGGACTTGAAGATTGCGGAAAAGACGCTGGTGGAGTGCTTTGAGCGCCTGGTCAGGGCCAGTCCGGACGCCGCAACTTGCGTAGTCGCGCAGCTTGGCGATTTCTTGCACTACGATTCGTTGAGCCCCGTCACGCCCACCAGCCATCACGTCTTGGACGCTGACGGCCGCTTCTCCAAAATGGTCAAGGTGGCGATTTTGATCTTGCGCAAGGTCATTGACATGGCGCTGCACAAGCACGAAAAGGTGATCGTCTTGATGGCCGAAGGCAACCACGACATGACCAGCAGCGTCTGGCTGCGCTACATGTTCAAGGCGCTGTACGAAAACGAGCCTCGCGTGCAAATGATCGACTCGGACTTGCCTTACTACACCTACCGGCATGGCGCAACCATGCTGGCCTGGCATCACGGGCACCTGAAAAAAATCGACACGTTGCCGCTGCTATTTGCTGCCCAATATCCTGAGGTCTGGGGCTTGACCAAAAAACGATATTGCCACGTTGGGCACCGGCACCACGTTGAAGAGAAAGAGCACAACGGCATGACTGTCATTCAGCATCCAACCCTGGCCGCACGGGATGCTTACGCTTCCCGGCACGGCTGGATTTCAGACCGCCAGATCACCAGCATCACTTATTCCTCGGTGCATGGGCAGATCGCCCGGAATACGGTGACGCCGGAGATGATTGCGAATTAAACGGCGGCTTCTTCTTCTTCAAAGCCTTCGCCTTCGTCCTCGCCCTCGACTTCATCGTCAAGGATTTCTTCGTAGTCGGACATCAGCGACTCCAGAAAATCTTGCAGATGGGTCAGGTTCAGTTCGTACTCGGACGAAATGGAGATGTTGACGTAATCGGTATTGACATTGATTTGCATATTGGCCTCACGAAATTAAACGCAGCGACATGCTGCATAAACATGATAAAGCAACTTTATGACAAACAAACAACCTGCTGAACCACTGTCGGTGGTGTATTCGATTAAACTGACGCAGAGCCAACGCATCCGGCTTTTGCAACTCGGTGGACCCAAGTGGATGCGCGAACAAATTGAGAAAACAAAACATGAACCCAAGCAGACCCAAAGTGAGCGCCAATGAAATTCAAGTGGCCGGCAGCCACTACAAGTCCAAGGCGATCCAGCCGTGGGACTACATCGCGGCCAACGACATTGGTTACTTTGAAGGCAACATCGTCAAGTACGTCAGCCGCTGGAAAGAAAAGGGCGGCGTGGATGATCTGCGCAAGGCCAGGCATTACCTGGACAAGCTGATCGAGTTGCAGACGCCCCCGGAACACCCTATAACAGACTGACCTCTGCTTCACGCCGGAGCGTCAAGCCACGCAACACCCGGCCGCCGGCCTTGTTCCATTTCATGAACTCGGCCGGCACCATCCCCCAATCGCCAGCATTGATTTTGCGCCGCAAGGTGCTGTTCTTGAGCGCCGTGCCGCCCAGGTTGTAAGCAAAGTCGATCACCGCCGCCAGGCGAGCCGGATCATTGACGCCAGGGCACAGCTTGATGACCTGGGGCAGATAGACATGGGCCACCATCCACAAAAGCAAACCTTCGGCCTGGTCCTTCGTAATTGCTGGATCGGTCAAAGTCACCGGGCGACCGTCTTCATAGTAGGTGTTGCCGTACCCAATGGTCGGCACTCCGGCCGGACACAGGTATGGACGGGCATAGAAGCCCTCAAAACGGCGAATCAGGGCCAGGGTAATGGGTAGGGCTTGCTCAATCACTTCCCGCGCTTCATGAGGCTTCTATCGGCCAGGTAGATGCCTAATGCGGCCCCGGTCACGGCCAGGGTGTCTTCACTGAGCACCATAACGCCAAATTCACCCAGCGTTATCATGATGATGGCCCATGTCGCCACGCCAGGACGGATGACTGCGTTCCAGGCATCGACCCAAGCAATGCCAATGGCCTTGGTGGTGCCTTTGACCGCCTCCAGCCAGCCTTGAGTCTCCAGTTCGCTGATTGCGGCCTCTGCCTGCACCTGGATCGTTTTGACGCCCAGGGCCGCTTGCACCTTAAGCGATTCAAGTTGCCGCTCATGTTGGCCTCGATCCAGTTCTGCCTGGAGATTCATCCGATCCAGTTCATGCTTGTGGTCTTGCGCCTTGGTGAGCCAGGAGCTAATTTCACCCCATAGCATCCGAAAAACGGAGCCGCCCAAAAAAGACAGAATGGAGGTAATCATTTGCGCCAGAACTGAACAAGGGAGAACACCAGCGCAGCCGCAGCCCAGACGCCGATCCCCCGGTTGACCCACTGATCGACCTTGCGATCCACCCGTTGCAAAGTGGCTTCATACGCGGCCACCTTTATTTCCACGGCTCCAATGCGTTCGCCCTGCGTTGCTTGGCGCTCCTCAAACAAGATCAGCTTGCCAACGGCGTCTGTTAGTTTGTCAACCTTGCTTTCCAGCCGTTTAAAATCGTCGTCGGTCATCATAGGCTCCAAATTAGGACTTCATTATAAATGCCAGCGCGTAGTACGGCGGCAAATTCGCATTGGTTCCGCTTGCGCCTGCTGCTGCACTAGATACGCTCATTCCAGTTGTGGCAGATGCTGTGCCTCCAGATGTCCCGGCATTAGTAAGAAAACCGCTACCGCCAGCAGTATTTCCTCCGCCATTGTTGTTGATTACAAATGCACCGCCGCCACTTGGGCCGTGCGAGTGTCCCGGATCGGTCAGCGTTGTCGTGTGCGAGTGCGAAACAACAATGGCATCGGCAGAACCGCCTGTCGCCGCTACACCATAAGACGATCCGGCGCCAATCACAAAGCGATTGGTCAAGTTGGGCGTGCCGTTGGCTCCGTTGCAAAGAAACCAGCCTGTCGGGATGGTGGCCACGCTGCCCGACCACATAATAATGCCGCCAGAGGGAACGGAATACACGGCTTGAGCCACGTCCAAGTTTGCCCTGGCGGTAATGGCGGTGGACGCGCCTGTGCCGCCATTGGCTACCGGCACGGCATTGACCAGCCCATCCGTGGCGTCCAGACGCCCTGATGTATCGAGATTGTTGGCGAGTTGCGAAAGGTTGTATGCCTGTGTCATTTAAGCTGCCCCTATGCGTGCAAAAGTTTGCTGATTGAAAAGAATGGAGTTTGCGCTGTAGGCAGTGGCTAACGTAAATCCGCTTGCGCTGGCCGTGTAATCATACCCCGAACCCTTTGTCAGCAGCACGCCATTTGCATACACTTCCATTGAAAGTGGATTGCTTGCAAAAAGATAAAGAACTTGACCTGCAACAGAATAAGCCGGAGTGTTGGCAATGTTGCTTGCTGGAACAGCCAAATTGTTTGGGCTAAACATTATGATAGAAAGCTTTCCAGTAACAGAAGCCGGAAATCCATCAAGCACATTGTTGGCCAAGTTGTAATCAATTTCACTGATCTGCGAGCCATTGACGTAAATCATTTCAAACCCATTGTGCAGCGTATAGTCTGTGGGCGAGAAAGTGGTGATCGCGGTAACGTCTTGGTCGTAGCGGGTAAAGGGCGAATAGCTAGAACCAGCCGTTCGATAACGATATACCGTGTTGCCGGCTGTGGCGCCTGCAATCGTGGTTGTGAAGGTAATAGTCTTGGTGGTCGTGTTGATTGTGCTGACCGTGTAAAGCGTTGGTGAGCCGGTGTTGACAAAGCTCAATTTATCGCCAGGCAGCACAGAGTTCCAAGGTGCGCTGTTATAGACAATCGAGCTTGCGCTGCTGGAAGCAATGGTGATATTCAGCGGCTCATAATATTCGCTGGTGCTAACGCCTCGCATGTAAATTATGACTACAGTTTCTCCGGCTGCACAAGCATCGGTGAACACAATGGTGGTGCTAGTTTCGCTGTACTCTGAAAGGTTTAGCAACACGCCATTGCGGAACACCAAAACCCAACCAACTGTATGTGTCAAGCTAAACGATGTTTGCCCATCAGTTGCCGAAAACACGGTTTCGGTATAGTAGAAATTGTCTTCTTCTGTAAAGCCCACAACTCGACCATAAATGTCAATAGTCAATGTAGCGGCTGCAAAATTTTTGGTATAAACACCAGCGCCAAAATTCAGAAAGTCGTGCAAATTGACTTTCATTGTTCCGTCAACATTATTTGTGACAGCTAAAAAACCATCATTCAAATTGTTTCCGGTGCCGCCAGAAACAATGGTTTGGCCGGTTCTTGCATCCAGGTCAATAAAGGTTTGAAGCCCTGTTTGCGGGTCTTTGGCCGCCGACCACAAGTTTGCATCGTAAAGAGATGCGTTGTCAGGAACAAAAGCTCCGCCCAAATTAAAATAACCAGCGGTGCCAACATTAAAACTAAATTTGCGATTTGTTCGGTTGGCATACAGCAAATAATTGCTAGAGCCAAAACCTGATGGGGTGGCGTACCAAGTATAAAGCGCAGGGTTTGTGCCGCCGTTGGCAACGGTGTTGTTGAATACCCCGTAATAGGCTTTGTTGCGCGGCGAATAGCTAAAACCCGAGGTGCCCGTAGCATTATCGGCATACGCGACTGCAATCCAACGCTCGACATATTGAAAAGTCGTCGGGCGCCATTGAACTATAGCTGATGCAGCAGAGAAGGCGCTTTTGCCCAGGCTGTTGACCATGCGGACAAAGAAATACCAGTCACCTGTTTGCAGTCCGGTCACGGCCACGGTGCCCATTGACAAGCCAGGCACATATGGGCTTCCGTTGGGGTTAATTGCTGTTGTTCCGGCAAAAATCAATTGATCTTGGGTTGGACTGGCGTATGCCGAGTAATACAACTCCGCGTATTGAATGGTCCCAGAAGACGATGCCGTCACGGCCATCAGGAAAGATGGCGTAGCGGCTCCAGGCTGCGATCCGGTGATGCTGGGAGGGCTCAGGGTGCCAAACGCTAATGGCGAGCCTATGCCGCTGTTTGGCGCCGTGACAAACTGCGTGATGTCGATGTCGTCATACACCGTGGGATTGAATTCCAGAACAGTCAGCGATACGCTGATCGTGCCATCGTCGCCAAAGTTTTCGACCACCTGATTGATGCGGAATAACTTGGAAGACCACCCGTAATTTGTATTGGTGATGGTCACGATGTCGCCGGCCTGCAATGTGAGGCCGACATAGTTGATGGTGAACTTGATAATCAAGTCTTCTCGACCAGATTTCAAAAAGCGATTGGCCAGGTATTGAGCGCGAACACCATTGTTGACCAGCGGCAAAGCAATTGATTGCTTGTTGGTCGGCTCGTTGGGATACATCAGGGATGGATTGATGACCGCCAGGTTAAATGTGGCAGTGGAGAACGCATCTCGATCCGAGCCATCAGGGTATTTGACCTCGGCAATGTTAAATGAGCTTGCAATGTCTGTTGGCGTGATCTGAAAAGCCGAGATGATGTTGGAGTCATTCAGCGCCAGCGCAACGGTGTATGTCGGTGACTGCACGACCACACCCCATAAGCCGGTTATCTCGTTATATCGAATCAAGCAATCGCAGCAACTGGCCATCAATTGCATGTTGTTCATGATGGTCTGGTTGGTATCCAAAGCCCCATCAAACTTAAATCTCGCTTGAGAATATGCGCCACCGTTAAAATAAAATGCCTGAGCACAATAGTCGTTAAGTGCGCTCAGGCTAAATGAATCAATGTTGCTGGTTGGAATTGCTGCGCCATAGCGCGTGGAAGACAAGTAATCGTAAAAGCAGTCGCCAGGAGCAGAGCGTGAGTTGGTGATCTGAAAGCTGGTTTGCTGGATGCCGGTCAGATTGGCATTTTGATTGTAGGAAATCTTCACAATCGCAAAGGCGCAATTGCTCATCAGCTTTGTGTTATCCCACTGGTAAGTGAGATTGACATCTTGCATTACCTCAATTGCTGATCTTGAGGTGTTGGAGCCTGACGATGCAGCCGATCCGTTGCGATACAAATAAATAAACAAATTGCCATTGACCGTGGAGTCGATCAGGCCAGTTGATTCGTCTTTTAATCCCGTAACCTTTGTCAGATCAGTCGAGTCAAAAATGCACAGCTTGCCGCCAAAGTACACCTTGCCAAATGTGATGGTGTCGGGCGTGCCGCCGGTTTCGGTGTTGGTGACTTCTGCCAGCGTCAGCACATAGTAAAGCTGCTGATTGTTGCTTGTGATGCTCAGGTCCGTAACCATGCCGCCGACATAGGCGCTGCCGTAAATCACTGGCACTTTGTTAGAGCCGGCTGGGGGCAACTGGACTCGATTGCCTGGGTTGGCTGAATTGATGTTGGCGTTGTCGATGTTGGGCGCAAATGCTTTGCTCACAATCATTGAGGCCACGATGTTGATGGCAAATGAAGCAACTGCCAATCCTGTTGCGCCCAATGCGGCCGCAGCAGCAATCATGCCGCCCTCAAATATTGCCCCGAGAATGATTGACGCTGGCATTTATATAACCCAGAATTCTTCTAGTTTCGTGAAACCAAACCTGCCATATTTCAGGTCTGGGCTATTGGCCATCTTGCTGACAAAGAACGCAGCAATGCGTCCTTGCTTTTTAAGCTCTGCTCCGCGCGTGACGTATTCTTTCAAGAGCCTGTAAGCCGCTGTGCCGCCTCGCGCCTCCGGGTTGACCCAATAGGCCATCTCCGTCATGACCAGGTGCCGTGGGCTCCATGCGCTCGGGCTGATGCCTGCCATCAACATGCCGTTGATTTTATCAGTTTCCGACACAAGCAGAAGGCCGCGCCCCGCCATTATCTCCGCCAAGACGCCAGCAATGTAATCGGCGTCATCTGCTTCGCTCAAAAATGCCAATGGGGTTTGATTCCGATATTGCCGCAGCATGTCCAGGATTGCCGGCACATCAAACTGATTGGCGTCCCGGATCATGTCGAGGTCTTTCCGAAGGCGTAGTTGATGGTCGAGATGAAATTCACCCGGTTCATCGACGTGTCGGTAGAGTTGACCGCTTTCCAGGCGGCATCATTGGTGTACCGACCCGAGTTTCGATTCTGCAAGATCAGTTGGAAGCTGCTGGCGCTGATTGTGATGGCGCCGGCAAAAGATCGCGCTTCTTCCATCCACTCTTCTGAAATCGAGAACGTGTTGACATAGCCCGAGAAATATTTATAGAGGCCAGTGCCGCTGGCCGTAACCAGTTGATTCTGAGAATTGAAGAACCCATGCCAAAGTTCTATTTTGGAGCCTTTGATTTTCTCGGACAGGACAAGCCCAAGCATGGCCGTATCAATGCCCACCAGCGTAATGGTGGTCTCGTTGGCGGTGCTCTTGATGTCACGTTGTGCCCCGCCGACCTTTATAAGCTGCCCAAGCGCCGTAAATGGGTCGGTCGATACCGAGGGCACGGTAATGGCAAACGGAGCCGTAGAGAACAGATAAACCCCATTGCTGGTGGTCAGCCGGAAGAAGTCGGCGTAGCGGAGAGTTGGGCCAGAAAGAGAGAAATTTCCTGCAAAATTTATGGTGGCCGAGTTTCCAGCAAGAACGTACTCGCCTTTCTCAGCTATCAACAGTTTATTTGCAGCCTTGACAATGGTGGCCGATTTGCCGCTGACCGAATAATTGCCGCTTCCAGCATAAAGAATTCGTGGGGCAATACTAAAAATCCAGCCCGAATTGTTACCGCTATCAATGTTGTGAGTCTTGTCCGAAGAACTGAAAAATACGACATTTTGCCCAGCGACTGAATAAAAACCGCTAGAGGCGCGAAGAATCCTATTTGGAAAACCGAATGATGCGTCTTGACCGGAAAGCGCATAAATGCCGCTGCCAGCATATAAAACTTTTTTTGGCTTGGCAAAGGTGACTGATTTGCCATTAACCGCATAAACGCCGGCACCTGCCTGTATCTCCCTGGTGGCCGCCGCCTTGACTAAAGTTGCTGAATTGCCAGCAACCGAATAATTGCCACTGCTGACGACCAGAAACCTGGGCGGATTAAAAAAGTTCCACCCAGAGTTATTTCCACCATTTACATTGCCGTTGGTAGCCATATTTTACGGCGCTGCGTACCAAGTGTTTGCTGGGCTTGCATTGGAGTAACTGATGTTGCAGTATCCAACTTGCACAAGACCTCCGCCTGATTTGACCAGATTGTGTTGTGCGGCAGTCGGGCTGCTAATTGTCACCAAATTTCCCGAAGCACCCTGCAAAGAGAAATTGCCAAATGTGTTAGTGCTGCCGGCTGTAAAAAGAACTGAGCAAGGATACCCCGTATTGGTGATGTTGGCAAAAGTGTTGTTTCCAACAATTGTCAAGTCTCCAATCGCGTACGGATCGCCGGAGCCTGTCTGGTTTATTACATTGTACGTTTTACCGCCGCCAATAAAAGTTTTGGCTACGTCGCTTGTCAAACTAAGCGTAGAGGTGCCGCAGTTTAGCGTTAAACCTGTAGCGTCCGTAATGTCCCAAACTGTTCCAGAACCTGTAAGCGTCCAGGTGCCTGACCCCATCGTTATGGTTCTGGTGTTTGCGTTGCTGCTAAAAAAACCGTTAGCAGTGACGTTGTAATTGTTGGCATTAAAGCCCGAGTTGGAAGTTATATTTCCACCGACATTTGTATTTCCAGTAAGAGTAATATTTTGACTGGATGTCAAAGAAGTAATAAATGAGCAATTGACATTGCATGGTGCGTTTATGACCGATACGTTTGTGCCAATAAACCCAGACAAAGTTGTAGTTCCGCTTGGTGATCCTGATCCAATCTGCAAAGTTGTGGTTGGGCTGTAACTTGTTTCAGATGATCTGCCATTCAGAACTTGCAAATCTTGTTTAATTCCAACGGTTGATGCACCGCCCAAGCCAAGATACCCCAGATAATCCGAAGTGGCAAAAATAGATTTCCAGACTTGATCTGCAAGTGGGCAAGAAACACTGCTGTAATATGTTCCGCCGGTCACATATAAAGTACACCAGTAATCTGATTGACCAACCAAGTTGCCATTGGGCATAGTGCCAACGGTTCTGCCACTTGTTGCGGCTGTATTGGATATGTCAAAAATTGCATTGCCAACAACAGTCAATTGGCCGGTGTTGGTTTTTCCCGAAAGATTAAGCACGGTGATGCCGTCACCAGTCAGGTAAATCCGAGAGCCAGAACCAAACGTCAGGGTTCGATTGGTTGTCGCACCGCTGCAAACAAAGCCGCCGCAAGTCAGGCTATACGTCCCTAAATTTAATGACCCTTGGGTCATTGTTATCAACTTGCCAGTGGCAAGGGCTGACGCGCTACCCAGCGTCCATGAACCACCAACTCCATTCAAAGTCATGGAGCAAGCCATCACCACTCCATTTGTCGATATGGTGTTGCCGGATGCTGTGGACGTAAATGTCTGCGTGCCGGTGGCGTTCCAAACAGTGCCAGATGCAACCGATAAAGAACCGCTAATGCTTTGCGTTCCAGTGCCTGTAAACGTAAGTCCGCCAACTGGCACGGCAGAAACCGTCAGGTTGACAACAGTTGTGGCCGCTGTTGTGACTGTCGTTGGTACAGAAGCACTGCTGAACCCCGAGTTGGCATCAAAAATCGCATTGTCGGCAGAGGTCGGGGCAGATGAGGCAACTGCTCCGGCCATGTAAATGCCGGGCGCTGAGGATACGGTTCCTGATGCACTTGTGGTGTAAGTGCCTGTGCCACCAGTTCCGGTGCCCAGAGCAGTAATTGTGCCCATGCTGACGCCAGTGTCAGATCGGTATATTGTCTGGCCAACAGCAAGCGTGCCGCGAACAACAGAAGTCACCGTCAGCACGGCGGCAAGCCTATACCCCACAAACTCGACCGCACCCGAACTGTCAGACCATTTGGACGCAGTGCCCCATGCTCCGGTTCCGCCAACCCAATATTTGTCTGCCATGACTACGCCCTGTTATGACGCCGTGAACACGCCATTAACCGAGTCCAATGTCACCGTGACAGTCTCCGAAGCGGCAACCGTCTGGGACGAACCATAGTCCCAATATGCAACAGGAACGTTCTGCGTGACATTCCACAAAATAGCATACCGAAAAGTAAATCCAGAGCCACTGCCGGTCCATTGGCTGGGGCTGTTCAAAATCAACTTAAATGTGCCTCCAGTTTGTGTCGCAGAAAACACAGTGGCCGCATTGCCGCCTGCCGTGTAGCCGCCGCTTGTTGGAAGGTCGGTGGTGCCTGCGGTGAAAGTCGTATCCGCCGCATTGACGCTGGCGGCCAAAGCAACTTTCCAAGTGTCTGTTTGACAATTTATCGCCTCAAGCAGTGGCTCAATGGCTGCGGTGTATCTGTTGTAGGCTGACGGCATATAAAACTCCTATCTGTAATTGGGCTAAATCACCCATTCCATTGCTGAAAATTTGCCTTCCCACGAAATGAAACTGTCATTCGTGATGGGCACCAAAGTATAGGTTGGGTATTCTCGCACGATCACCGGGAAAGTCACCCCGGTGTAAGTCACGCCGCCCAGGGCAACGGTCGTGCCATACTGGCCGATCACCGCGCCAATAGCGGCTGCCAGGGTCGTCATCAGCGGCCGATGCACCGGCACATCCACCGTGGAGCCGCCGCCGCGCTGCACCGAAGCCGTGGCAATGTAGGCGTACCGGCCAAGCTGAATGAAGTCTCCCACCTTGACGACATAGGCCGAGGCAGAGATTGACGGCAGGTTGGTCAGGGTAATTGTCTGGCCGGTGGAGGCGGATGAAATCTGCACTGCCGCCGCCTGAACTGCCGTCATGTCGCCCTGGTATGCGATGTAGTTCAGCCAGCCTGTCGAGCCCAGATTCAGGTATTGCTCCGCGATCCGGTCTGCCTGGCGCAGCGCAGACAGCACGCCACGATTCTGCGAATACAGCAGATAGTTCATGGGCTTCAACGAGAACAGAAACGGCTGCACCGTCAGAATCTCGGACACGCTCAGACGCAAATTGCGGGACAGCATCTGCCCGGCAAATTTGTGGTCGTTGATCGTCAGCGACTCAGAGATTGACAGTATGGTTTGCAAACTCATGATTGCCTTATCTTGACATTGGAACGCTGCGATTGGCCGACTGGTATGCCGCCCACACCGACTGCTTGTTCTTGGCCAGGAACTGAAGCCCCGATTGCGTGTCGATGGCGCTCATACTGGCAATGTACGGCCCATTATAGTTGATTGTCGGGCCAGATTGGCTTTCACCAAGCATGTGGTTTGGCACGATTGTGCCAGCCGTCTTGGGCACAAACAACTCCGGCCCATTCTCGCCGACCATTGACATTTTCCCAACCGGCGGATCGCCGCCATCTGCAAAGCCTGGAACCGGAGTCCAGGGTATGTCAACCACCGGGGCAGGCGCCTGGGAAGACGACCCAAACATTCCCATGATGCCTTTTCCGCCGGTCAGCATATCCCACAAGCCCAAAGCCTGCTTTCTAAGCTGTATCTTGAACAAGTCCTTCAAAATGCTTTCGGTCATTTTGCTGAACGAGGTCGTACCTTTCTCAACCAATTCATCAATGGCCGAACCCATGTTGCTCCAGACGGCATTATTAACATCCTCCAAGTATTTCAACTTGTCAGCCAATTCGATGTTTAATTCTCCGTCGCGTTTTTTGGCCTCGGCCATAGCGTTCATGGCTTTCAGCGCTTCAGGATTGTCCCCGTACTGCTTTTCATTGTTCAGGATGTCTTCTTGATATTTGGCCTCTAGCTCGGCCAGTTTGACTTGGCGCTCACTCCAGCCAACCATTTTAATTTTTGCATTAAGCCTATCTTTTTCTTCTGAATTAGTCGTTTCAGCTTTGCGATAATATTCAACGTCATCCATCAACCGTTGTAATTTATCTTTGCGCTCCTCATCTTCAAGTTTTTTGCGCTCATCCCTTTCAGCTTCTGCGGCTTCAATGGCTTTTACCAGCCGCTTTTGCCTAAAGTCTTCTAGTTTCTTTTCCGATTGCTGAACCTCTAAAGCAAGTTCTTTAAGATAAATGTCTCGACGTAACCCAGCATTGTTTTTGTCTTTGTCCTGAATGTCTCGCAAATAGTCCACCAGCAGCGCACGCTGTTTTTCTTGAGACTCAACGTGAATCTTGTTTTCTTCGTCAGAATTGTTTTTGAGATGATCGTATTTCAGAGCATCAACAGCATCTTCGTATTTTTGTTTAAGACCTAATGCGTGCTTATAACCACCATCATCAGCGTAAATGTCTATCTTCTTTTTTTGCCCCTCAATTTTTTTGGCCTCATCTTGAGCTTTGACCAAAGTTGCAATAATTTTTGCTTTGTCATCTTGCAATTTTTTATAAAACCTTTGTGCAGGGTCTTCTTTGCCAGATGCGGGATCAAAAATACTTTGTGGAAGGCCTTTACTTTCTATTTCGTTAATGTCTAACTGAATTTTTCTTAGCTGCTCGACCGGAGAATCTTGCTTGCCCCAATTCATGGCGGCATCCCAGAATTCGCTCCATTTTTTCTTGGTCACATCCAGGGCCGTATCCAAATACCCAAGCTCTGTTTTGGTCTTGTCAAAACTTTTCTTTAGTAAATCAGCAGTCAAAGCAATGGATTCTTGTTTCTTCCCCTGACGATCCAGCGCCTCAATTTGCTTGTATTGCGCGAGCGTCAAGAAGTTGTATTGATCGTTGAGTTTTTTGGCGCTTGATGCAGAGCCATCCAGCATTGGGATGAGTTTGTCTGCGGCATCTTTGGCCGACAATCCACTCAATTCAGAAAAACGCTGAATGGTTTTGGAAACCGAGTCAAAGGTTTGATTGGTAAACTGGCCCGAGCCAATCATTGCGTTCAAAATGTCTTTGGCGTCACCAATACTTGCGCGGGAGGTGGTGCTGATGGTTTGAGCCATCAGTGCAAAACTGTCCGTCGTAACGCCAGAATACTGGCCGGTCAGAATCAAGGAATTGTTGAGTGCATCGAATTCTCGTCGGCCCATGACGGCCGCAGTAGCAGCAATGCCCAGAGCCGCCGCCAACGCAACCAGTGCCCCGGTTGGCGAAAGAACCAGCGGCGTCAGCACCCGGAACATGTTGCCCAGGCCGCCCATCTGATCCTTCAACTGACCACCCTGCTGGATGGCGGCGATCATGATATTTTGACCGGAGGCGATCTGCGTGAAGAAGTCGGTGGTCTGGTAAGCCAAGCCCTGCTTTTGCCATGCTGTGAGGCCACCAGCGGCCTTGTGGGCGCTTGCAGCCACTCGGTCATAGGCAGCGGCCTGCGCAAGCAGTTGGGCCTTTACATCGGCTCCTGCACCCTGGAGGCGCCCAGACTGAATTTCGCGCTCAATGATCTGGACCTTGGTCAAGGTCTTGCCATAGTCTTCCGTGGCGTTCTTGAGGCTTTGTAGTTCCGCCAAACCGGCCTGGTTCTGGCGTTGAACCTGGTTTGCTGCCGCCGTTACCTCGGCTTCATGCTTGGCCGCCGCAGCCACCTTGTCGTAGGCAGCAGCTTGCTCCAAAAGCCTGGCCTTGTTCTCATCCGAGAACCCGGCAAACCGGCCACCCGATTCCATGTCTCGACGCAGAGCGGCGACCTTGGTCAGTGTCTGGCCATAATCTTCGGTAGCAAATTGCAAAGCCTTGATTTGCTGAATGGCCAATTGCTCTTGCTGTGCCACCACCTTAGCATCATCAGCGATCTTGGCTTGCTTGGCTGCGGCCTCTGCCACGGCATCGTATGCAACAGCCTGCGCCATCAACTGAGTCTTCAAGTCGGCAGACGCCAGGCGGAAGCGGCCTGTGCTGATTTCTCGCTCAATAATCTGAACCTTGGTCAAGGTCTTGCCATAATCGTCGGTCGCATTTTTCAGCGCGACAATTTCGCCGGCCGCAGCATTGCTTTCGCGCTTGATGGCCTGCCCGAGCTTGCGGTTGTCTCCAATAGCCTTGTCAATGGAGGCGGTAAACTCTGCCGTATCCAAACCAAGGACTACACCCAGCCGAGCGATATTATTGGATGCCATTATTTCTTCCTTCTCTTGGACAATTTGATCGCATACGCCGGAATAATCTCAGACAGCCTTTGCTTGAAAATCGATAAGACTGTTTCCGCGTTGCTGTCCAGCGCCGGGCGCAAAAATGGACGTGCCACCATTTTACTTGTTCCAAACTCATTTGCCAGCGACACCGCGCTGCGCTTGACTGACACCACGGCAATGGCCGCATCGGTGGGGTTCACAAAGCCGGATTGGCGGTCTTTTTCATTGGGGATGCGGAAGTCCGTGCGGATCGTGTCGCGCATGTGGATGCCGTCAATATTTTGCTCGTCGTAGGCAGCCATTGTCCTAGCAGCTTGCTCTACTGGCGCCATCGCCTCATTGGCTGCCAGGGCCAGCGTGCGCCTGGCCACCGTGTCCGCACGAAACCCCTCGGCAAGAGCCTTCAACTGGTCTTCAAACTCAGAGAAGCCCTCTAGCTGAATCGTCCTATTGTTCGGGGTGTAGTCGGCCACTTCATGCTTTCAAGTGCTCTTTCGATTCAGGTCTTGAGAGCATGAACGAAAGCAACTGATTTTGAACCTGCTCTTTCTTATCCTCATCGCTCAACGGAGGAATGATGTATTCATGCGCTGATGGCAGCACATCTTTTATTGTATATGGCGATGATGTTTGACGGAGCTTTGAGTTCAAGTTGCCCGTGGTCAAGCAGCTTAACGCCAACAAAATGGCCTTGTTGCCAATAAAGCCGTCACTCAGCAGGATTTCAATATTCCTGAAATCCTCGGAGTTGATTTCATCAGGACACCCACCATGCGCCAGGATATACGCCCTGGCCTGGAGGCGAATGTCCTGAATTAGTTTTTTCGGGCGTCCTTGTAGCCTGGCTGAATGGCCAAAGAAATTGCGTCGAGCAATTCCATCTGAACTTGCGTCGGCCATTCGGCCTCGATTTCAGCGTAAGTCAGATCGTCCAGTGTGCCTTCCGCCGGCACCAGCAACTTGACATACTCGACGATTTTGTTTTCCATCTCGGAAACCGTCTGGATCAAGTTGCGCAGCGAGCGACCGTCCACGATCACGTCATTTTCCAGGCGCTCGACGCCGGCAATGTCGTTCTTCAAGAAGGGCTCGGCCATCTTGGTGTAACGTGCCTCGGCAGCCTCTTTGTCCACAATGGCGATCCGAGCCTGCATGTCTTCCAGTTCTTTGGACAGCGGCACGCGAACTTTGAATTCATGCTCGCCCAGCATGAAGGTCTTGACGCGGAGGGATTGGGAATTGCCGAAGGCGGCGGTCAGTTTGCTCATGTTCTATCCTTTGATGATTTTGTTGAAAATTTCCTGATTCAGCGCCATTGCATATGCCACGACCTCTTCCGGGGTCATGTGATGCGCATGGTGTTTTGCAATTTCGTGCGCCAGTGTAACCGCAGTCATGCGCTGCTGCAAGAAACCAAACCAGTCCTTGCGAGACTCGGCTTGCTTGGCGAGAAAGCCCAGAAGGTCGCCAGTATTTTGTATTGTCGTGGGGTTTGTCATTTGAGAGTCAGTTGGTAAAGTGTACTGTCGATAGTCGAGGCAATTTCGTCGGTAATGTTTTGAAGCTCGGAGTCTTGCGGGAAACCGTCAGCAACCCGAAGGGCGGCCACCTCGTCTTTGAGGTAAGTCAGATATTCCATCGGTTCCGCCGGCAGATCAAACCCAGGCACGTAGGCAACGCGATTGGCATACTTGCCCTGGTACGCCTCCACAAAGGCGTCTATGAGGTCGCCAATGGCCGTATAGAAGGCTTCCAGAGCCTTGTGCTCGGCAAAGCTGCGCGTGGCCAAGTGCAGCATGTGGGCGCCGGTCACGCTGTGCAGCAGGCAGGTGGCAAATTGGCCCACCACGTTGCCCGACTGAACCTGCTCCACGCTGAACTTCACTCAGTCACCACCGGGTTGTATTTGGCCAGGAGGCGAAGCGCCACGCCCACGGCGGAATCGGGCTCAGTATCCAGCAGTGCTTCGGCCACCTCTTTGGCGTCAACCACTGAAAACCTGGCAATCAAATCCAAGTCTCCAGTGGCTGTCGTCAAAGCCAAAACCGCTTTTTCAAGCGAGCCCATTAGGTGTTGCTCCAGCCGTACTGGTTGCCACGGGGGTGGATCGTGAACATGCACTTGGCCTCTGCACCAGGTTGCGCGTCGATTTGGAACTGCGATACCCGGCCGTTGAAGGCATAGGCAATGGTGGTTGAGCCGGCAGCGGCAGCCACAACAAAAGTCCGATCCACGGTGCCGCTGATGGCATCACCACGGATCAGCAGCAAACCGGCATCTGATGGATTCCAGGCTGCTGTAATCGTCATGGACGTGGGTGCCGACTGAGTGGGCACCTTGTCCGACTGGCGAGCACCGGCCACGGCGAACGAAGCGACGGCATCGTCCTGACCGAAAGCTGGCACAGCCTCAACGTTCAGTTGCGTACCGGAAGCCCCGGTGCCATTGGCCGAAGTGCCGACGATAGTGGCGACCTGGGCCGTCCACACCGACAAATTGGCCGTGCTCAAGGGTGTTGGAGTTGCCCCGGTCTGCATCCATAGGGATGCGGCATAGCCGGGCAATACTACTGCTGGTGCTGCCATGATTCAGTCTCCTGGTTAGGCGTTGTTGCTCCACCCGTACAGATTGCCACGGGGATGGATGGTGAAAGTGCATTTTGCTTCGGCGCCGGGCTGGGAGTCAATCTGGAACTGGCTCACTCGGCCGTTGAAAGCGTAGTACACGATGTTGGTGCCATCGGTAGCTGCAATCACGAAAGTGCGATCCACGGTGCCGCTGTAGGCGTCTGCACGCAGCAGCAAAGTCACGGTATCCGAAGGATTCCAGGCGGCCGTGATGGTCATTGAGGTCGGGGCGCTTTGTGTCGGAATTTTGTCCGACTGACGGGCGCCAGCCACTGCAAACGAAGCCACCGCATCATCTTGGCCAAAAGCTGGGATGGCCTCAATGTTCATGAGGTTGCCAGACACGGCAATGGCGGAAACGCTGCCCACCGTGGACAACTGCGAAAGCGTCAGCGGAGTTGGGCTGGCGCTCGGTTGAGCGTACATCGAGGCGCTGAAACCGGGAAGAATTTTATTGGGCAAAGCCATTTTGCAGTTCCTTCAAAAAGTGGTTGGTGGCGTCTTATGTTGGGATGTCGAGCGTGCAGTCCATAAACACTTGCGCCAACTTTTGCTCGTTGTCGTATGAATTGTAAAGCCAATGCACATCGGCTTTGGAAATTTGGAATCCGTCAGTTGCTCCGCCGAACAATCCCGCATATCCGTGCAATGATTGTAGTATCTGGTTGGATATTGTAAACCCATCCTCAATCACTTGCGTGAAAACAGAAATCTGGAAGGTTGGCCGGTCAATACCCTTGTTCGCTTGGTTGGCCCCGGTATATACCGGCTGGTGGACATTGCGCAGCATCCAGGTGATAAATTTTGGCTGAGTCGCAAAGTTGCGGTTGAAAGAGGCATACACCGGCACGGGCGTGACAATACTTGCCAGTTGATACTGAATGGCCTTGGCATATTGAACGGGGTTTTGCTGCGTTGCCATTACACCGCCGCCACTGGATCATTTCGGACGCAGAACAAAAGCGCGTTCATGCGGTCATCCGATTCGCGCACATTGTCGATTCGCCAATCAAATCCGCGCCAGGTGATTGAATAGGCATTTTGATTGTCAATGATGGTTTTCAAGTTCGGCGTGTAGTTCAAGGTGAACTCCACCACGTCCGAATAAACCCGGTATTTGTCCGTAATCTTGACGTGATTGGCAACCGAGTGAACCCTTGCCCTGGTCGTAAACCAAAGGCTTTGGGTGGTGGTCTGTTCGCCAAAAGCAGACTGCCCAAACGTCAGATTATTGACGCCAATATTTTCAAAGCGAGCAATCGCCATTTACATCACCAGCGGCTTGTATGGCCGCAGCAAAGCCGCCACGCCAAACGGAATATCGTGCAATCGCTTGTCCGTCGTGTTGCTGCGATTGTTGTAAAGATGCGTCAGCAGCAAGAGTCCCGCCTGTTTGATGACGGGGTAGGCCGCCAACGGATTGGCCACCGTAGCGTAATCCAAGACAATGGGCGCTGTCATCGTCGAATTGACGCTTGTCGGCAAACTCAAAACAATCAGCTTATTGCCGGAAACATCGTAGTAATACTGAGATGCATCCACCGTAACGGAAACCGCAGGAAAAGCATCAGTCCAGTATTTCAGCGATGTAATCGTCACCCCAGCCAGAGCGGAATTTGCGTTCTGGCTGACCTCCGGCAAGTCCAAGCTCAACGGAGAAGCGATAAGACTTTCTATGCCGTACCAGACGCGATAGGACACCGGGAAGATGGAAAGCCCCAGGAAGTCTTCAATCGCCTGTCTGACGGCCAATTCAAGGCTTGCCAGGTAGGTGCTTTGACTAGTATCGCCAAACAGATTCAACTGATTGGTGATTTCAGTCTGGGTCAGCCAAGCGGTCGTATTGTCGCGCCCGATCTGCTCAACCTTGGAATAGTTGAACGGATTGCGGGTGGTTGCCCCGTAGGGCAAACCTGCAAGCATGGCGTCTGCCGTCATGGATTAAGTCTCGATCAACCGGACGCCGGCAAAGGGGTTGCGCACAGTGCTGACCATGCGCTTCTCGGCGTACAGCGTGATAAACCCTGGCGCAGTTTCTTCCATCGCCTGAATCGACATTTCTTCCACGTCGGCAATGGTCATGAATTGCGGCCAATTGGCCAGGTACACCGGGAAATTGCCTGCTGTGCCTGTGGCGTCGAGGTAAGGGTTGGGGATGACAGGAAACCCCATAATGTTGACTGCCGGGCCTTCGCCAAGCTCGCCAGTGTCCACCAAAGAGTATGGTCCAATTGTTCCGTTGTGCGTGTATTTGCGCAGCGCCGTAATGTAGCTGGGGTGCATGTGCCAGGCAGTGCCCGGCAAATTCCAGTATTGAGGTGGCAAAGCGCTGGCCATATCCATCAGAGTTTCCAAATCCACCGACGCGCTGGAATGGCCCACCGTGCGCAAAGTGTGCAGGCCATTGGTGATGGCTGTGCCCGACGAGCCATAGGCTGCTGCCGAGCCGCTGGTGCCGGCATAGTAGTTGAGGCCGCGCAAACCGTCTGTTGCGCCGGTAGCCGTAGTCGTGCTGCCAGCCTGGTCGCTGTTGGAAGCCATTGAAGCTGCTTCGATGCTGGCAAATTCCAGCATCAGGTCTTCAACAATGGTTTCGTTGAGGTAATTGACATCCGACATTACCGCAGTGCGGATCGGCAGTTCAGCCGTAATCACGCGAGTCGGCAGTTGCCAAATCGTCGTGTTGGTGTTGGGGGTGCCGCTGTTCGCGTTGATTGCGTAACCCCAAGGATTTGTTTGGTTGGCTGCGTTGCCGGTCTTGGCCACAAACATGGCGCTGGAACCTGCCACCTTGACCTGCCGAGCGCCCATGCGGAATGGGTTGGCATAGCGCAGGGCTGCAAATGCGTCATCAAAATACGTCCGGCCACCTTGACCATTGCCGCTGCCTGTCAGACCCGCAGCCTCGCTCAAATCAAGATTGATTCGCTCGCCGGTTTCCAGCGTGAGCTTGATGCCATCCAAGATTTTTTCGGTAATGGTTTTCATTGGTGAGTCCAGAAAATTGAAGAATTGGGGGAAGCCAAAGCCTCCCCCAAAACGGCCTTTTTAGGCGTTGGCAGTGCCAGTCGAGCGATAGCGGATCAGTGCGTTGGGATCGCGCACCGACGTGGCCAGCCGTTTCTCGCCGTAGAACGTGATGTAGCCAGGCAAGGTCTGGTCATACCGACGCATCACCATGTTCAAGCGGTCGATGATGGTGTGGCCGCGAGTCCAGTCACCGAAATACATCGGGTACTTGCTCACAGTACCGGCGGCGCCGGTAGCCAATTGGCTGGGGGCGTCGAGGTACTTGTTCATCACCACATCAAAGCCCAGCAGTTGACCAATGATGCCGTCCGGGTTCAGCGACTCCATCGAGTTGAAGATCGGGCGGCCATTGGTGTCTTGCAGGCCACGGATGGCTTGGGCCAGGATCGGATTCACCATGAACTTGGCGCCGGCAGTCCAATACTGTTGCGGCAGAGCGTAGATGGTGTTGATGACGTCCTTGTAGACGATTGCATTGGCACCCACGGTGTTGGCGTTGGAGGTCAACTGGTCGTAGGTGGCCAGGCTGTGCAGGCCGGTGGTAGAACCCGTGCCCGAGGTGCCGAAAGCAGCCGTCGAGGTCGTGCCGCCAGCGTAAGTGCTGTTGGCGCCAGGGTACTGGTTCAGGCCGCGCAGACCATCAGCACCGCCGGTCGTTACGGTCGAGCCCGTACCGCTTTGGTCGTCGTTGGAAATCATGGATTGAGCTTCGGCTTGGGCGAACTCCATCAGCATGTCGTCAACCACGTTGGCTTCCAGGCCGTCGATGTCGTCCAAAGCCGCAGTACGGATCGGGAACTGCACATTGATGTCCTTGAGCACCAGTTGCCAAATGGCAGTGTTCTCGGTGGTGGGCGTGCCGTTGTTTTGCACTCCGTAACCCCACTGAGCACCAGCGTTGCCGGTCTTCACACGGAACTGATAGCTGGAGCCATCAGTGGCGACGGTGCGAGACATGCCGCGCAGTTGGTTGGCCAGACGCAAAGCGACAAACACCGGATCGTAACCCGTGCGACCGCCCTTGCCATCGCCGCCAGCAGTGAGTGCGCTCGCCTCACGCATGTAGGCATCGTACTGGCTTTGGTCCTCAAACATCTTGAGTTCTTTTTCGCCCTGGCGAGCACTTTTGTAGTAGCTGGCCAGTTGCTCGCGCACAGCCCGATTCACATCGGTGCGGACGCTTTTGGCAACCCGGATGATGGACGGAGCTTGCACCGAAGCGACTTTGGCTTCCAGAGCGGCAATTTTGGCTTCCAGTTCGACGCGAGCGGCGTCAACGGCAGCGGGGATTTTGGCTTCCACGGCCTGCACAGCTTCTTGCTGCTTGGCGTCGATGGCGTCCAACTTGTCGAGAATCACTTGAGACATGGTGTTACCTTTTTAGTCGTTTATCAAGAATTTGCAGCAGTTCGCGCTGCTCAAGAGCCGCGAGAATAGCTGCGTTGGCGGTCGCTTCCGCATCAGCATCACGCTGGGGCGTCGCAGGTTCAATCGGAGGCTTGGCAGCATCACGCTGTTCAAGCACCTTCTTGAACGTCGATGCGGCAGCGACCGCATCACTCTTGGAAAGCCCGGCATCACGCAGGGCTTGTTCCATGATCTTCAAATCGGCCGATCCATCGGGCCGGAAGTATTCCAGGCGGCTGACATTGGCCTCCGGGTTGTTCGGGTACATCACCACCGACACTTCGCGCAGGCCGCCTTTGGTGATCTGGAAATAGGCATCTTCGGACTGGTCAGGCTCGCCGTCCGCGTTGACCATTTGATAGTCTTCGGCATAAGCACCCACCGACACGCCGCCAAACATGCTTGGCGATTCCTTCATGATGGTGTGCATGTCTTTGCCAGCCGCCGTATTCATGAAAATGCGACCTTCGGCAATCATGCCCGAAGCGGTCATTTCAAACGAAGTCCATTCACCCACCGGCATCGCGTCCGACTGATGATTCATGAACATTGGCAGCGGCTTGCCGGTTTTGGAGAAAGCCTCGGCCCAATCCATGAAGCCCTCGGGCTGATAATTGAACCGGCGACCGTCAGCACCCTCCCGAGCACCCCAGGTGGTCACAGTCGCTTCAATTTTTCCGGTCTGTCCTTTGGCCTCCGGCACAAGCCGGGCTTCGCACAGCATCGTAAAATTTTTGGGTGTCATTGATTACTCCATCAACTTTGGTTTTGTCAATGTCCTGTATTTTGATGCATTTTTCCGCAGCACGTTGCAATTGCCGTGCGAAAAGTTGCTTGATTGTATCGGCAAAAATCATTATTTGCCGATATTCATTTTGCGGGTTTGGCTGCCGCCTCCGCCGCCAGTATCTTGGGGGCTAGTTCCGGGTATGGTATCAGTTTTTGCGGAGGGGTCAAGCAAATTGTCAGCGCCGTCAATGTTGGGCATGTTCATGTACTGCCGAGCCTCGTTGGGAGTCATGATACCCGCACCCACGCCGGCCACCGCAAAATTCATCTGATCCAGAGGGGCGCCTTTCAAAAAGTCCCTTGTGTCAAACTCGATTTTGAGGTTTGGATAACCTGGGAACAATTGCAGCTTGAGTTTTTGCTGAATGTTGACTGTTGTGGGGTAGATTGTTGACTTGTAAAACTCATCAATAATAGTCTGAGTGTTGTTGTACTTTTGATCTTGAATTCCGATCAATGCAGGCGGTACACCAAACAAGCCGCAAATTCGCTTCATAGTTTGAACTTTGAGGTTGTGAGCGTCGGCGTCTTGCAGCGTCAGCATCCTCAGTGGCTCGTATTTCATGCCTTGGTCCAGCAGCATACCTTGCCCTGGCTTGCTTGGATCAGCCTGCCGGCTGCCGGTCATGCTCGACCAGGCTTCCTTTAAACGTGCGGCAATCTCTTTGAACTTGCCATCAGGGATTACTTGCTCGGTAGTGAACATGCCGGAGGGTTTGGCGCCGTTCTGCATGACATAGTTGGCGTACAGGTCGATGTCCTGATCCAAGCTGACTAATTCGGCAGCTAGGATGCCCTTGTTGAAACCGGCCGAGCCCTGCCACGCCATATCTTTGACGTGCATGACTTGATGGGCGTTCAGAGGCTCGTCGCGGCTGAATCCATAGGACGGCGTGGATAGCCGATAGCTCGGGTAGCGGGTCGGGGTAATCGTGACAGCAATCAAGGTACTGTCCAGGATATACATTTCCAGCGGGGTTTCTAGGGAATTATCCTGGTTCTCGCGCCACCACAAAGTAAACGCTTCGCCCGACAACTCGTACCACATGATCCATTGATACCAGAACTCATAGGCGCTCTGGAAGCGATTAGGATTGGCCAAGAGCGATGCAACTTGCTTGGCCTTGGCCTTGTCCCTCTTGCCCACATTTTCGTCTTTGCAGGCATCTACATAGGTGCCATCGTCCATTTCGCACATCACCCGAATGGGCAATTGTGAAATGGCTCGGGCCTTGGCTGAAACGCACGCCAGGATCGTGGAGTTGCGCGTAAGAAGCGACATGTCCACCGGCCGGCCAGCATTGTTGGTCGAGGCAGTGGTGACATACAGAATCTGGGTGTTGACTGTCGGCCGGGTTTTTCCGGCCTGATAGACAATATTATTGCCCAGAGCGGTCTGTCCAAAAAGGGTATTGGACTCGTTAGAAACCGCTTCTTTTCGCTTGAAAATGTCCCAAATAGGCATATTTTTCTCCAATTGAGCAACATTCTACCAATCAACCGACCGAAAGCCAAATGATTCGTTGACAAAGACGTTATCCAGGTGGCAGTGCATGGCCATAATCAGGGTAATAATGCCGTCCACCTTGGCCGATGGATCAGATTCGTTTTTGCGAACCTTCACGTTGCCATTCACGTCCGTGTAAACCTCGCAGTTTCCAAGCTGCCATCCCACGAACGGATTGCCATCGTGCTTGATGGCTTTCTTGAGAATCAGTTGCTCCGTGGTCTTGGATGGGTTCGACAAAACCGACATGCTTTGACCCACCTTTTTGACAGGCAAGGCATTGCCAAACAGATTCGCAACCAGTGTGGCAGCATTATAAGGGTCAAACCCAATTTCCTTGACTTGATGCTGCTGGCACTCGCTGGTAATGTAAGCCTCAATTTCGGTGAGGTCTGTGACGTTGCCTTGCGTCAGTTTCAGCACCCCCGACTCAACCGCTTGCATGTAGGTGGATCGGTAGTGATTTGGGATGAAGGATAGCGACTCCTCCGGAAGGAAAAACTGGAACTTGGCGAAGAACTCCTCCTCGCCATAGCGGTGCAGCGTGCAAACGGCGTTCAAGTCGCGGCTATGCGCCAGGTCGAACGCCATGAATGTGGCCTCGGGCTTGTCTTCCGGCATTGCGGCCACAGAATCGTCCCAGAACCTGCGATCCACCCAAGCGCTGTTGGCGCTGACGTAGATGTTCAACTGCTTGCACAAGAACTCGTTCAGGCTGGCCGGCTTTGCAGACGCCTCTTCCGCCATGTGAGCAATGTGCTCCCTGGTCACGGAAATCCCCAGCATGGGATTGGCCTTGCCCCAGACCTCGGGATTGCTCCACTCGTCACCAGGATCAATGCTATACAGCAGCCCGAACCACCGATAATTGTCGGGGGCGGCCTGGCGCAGTATGTTGCGGAAATGGCTCAGGTCTTCGTAGAACTTGGTTTCTTTGGTGAAGCTGGCCGTTGTCAGGTACATGCGCAACGGGTTCTTGCGTGCGCCCATACCGGAGTGCAGCACCTCGATGGAGGATCGCTCAATGATCTGGGCCGCCTCGTCAATCATTGCGCAAGACGGGTTCTTGCCGTCGCCGGTCTTCTTGTTATCACGGCTCAAGGCTCGATAGGTCGAGGTGGAATCGCCGGCCTTTTTCAACTCGTTTCGGTACACAATGAATTTGGAGGTCAACTCCGTCTTCATGTTCTCCACAATGGCCTTGGACGAGTCAAAGCAAATGGTTGCCTGCTCCCGGTTGGTCGCCAGGGTAAATACCTCGGCGCCGGCATCGCCAAACTGCAATTCGTAGAGCGCAATAATTGAGGCCAAAGTCGTCTTGCCAGACTTCCGTGGCACAAACAAAATCACGTCGGTCGTCCACCGGAAGCTATGGTCGCGCTTGTCCCGGAAGCCGTAGATGGCCGCCAGTAGCAATACCTGGAATCCGCTCAGTTCAATAACCCGGCCGGCGTCCGCGCCCTTGACGTGCCGGCAAAACTTGACAAATTTCAGGATGTGTTCGGCCTTGGCTGGCACAAACTCGTAGGGCGCATCTTTGCGCTCCACCATGTCGAGGAATCGTTGGCACGCTAGGCGGACATCTTCACACGCCGAAATATCGCCACGAGCAACGCCAATGGCATACTCAAAAGCCGGTTTAAGCAGTGGCGAATAGCTCATCAACGTCACTCACCTTATTTGATTTCTTGGGCCGGCCACGGGCAACTAGCGCCAGTTCAGCCAGTATCTTGATTGCCTTGTCCAGCGACTCGGTGCGGATTTTGTACCAGGGGCTTGGCGCATCGCCAGAGTTGTATTCGTAGATGGGTCCATCATCCATGATCTGCCGCTGCGCATTAAGCATGGTTTCGACCACCATCACCAGCGATCCGATCAGCAACTCATCAGACGCCGTGATGTTGCCGGTGTTGCTTTCAACTTCGTTGCGAATAGCAGTCTCAAACGCCTTGGCGTCCCAGGCGTCTGGATTGCGAACGAACTCAAGAATTTGTCGAGGTGGTGCTTTCATGATTCTCCAATACCTTTGTGTAATCGCTCAACTCATAATCAATGGCTTGTGGTTGAACATAATGCCGGAAGATGCCCTTTTTTTCAAGCGCCGATTTGATGCCGTGACATTCTGCGCACAAGGATTGAAATACGTTGTGCATAAAGGCGTGCTCACCAATAACCCGCCAGGCAAATAAGTGATCGACGTGATTTGCCATGTTGACGTGGCCATTACACCGGCACGATTGACATAGCGGGTTTTCAGATAATACCCGGCTTCGCACGGAGTCCCAGGCGATCATGGCATACATTTTATTAAACTGTTTTCTATTGTCATTTGCTTTTATTTTCGGGGCGTGTTCGACGCAAACCGACTTACCCTTGGCGCACGGCAGCTTGCAGCCAAACTCTGCGCACTTATTTGGCGGAAATGTCGGCATATCTGGCATCTTACCACATCGTATCCCCTCCCCTGACTATTTGGTCGTGCGAAATTAGT